TGCACCAGCAGGTCTTACACGTGGTGTAGTTTCAAACGCATCACAAGTTGGTTATATAAATTCAGAAGATGAATTTGTTAAAGTACAACTAAGTGAAGGTCAACGTGATGTTCTTTATGGACAACGTATGAACCCAATTGCAGACTTCCCAGCAACGGGAATGGCAGTATATGGTCAGAAGACAACACAAGCAACTTCAACTGCTCTAGACAGAGTAAACGTTGCACGTTTAGTTAACTACATGCGTCATAACTTAGACCAAATGTCTCGCGGATTCTTGTTTGAGCAAAACGATAAGATTACTCGTGACAATATGAGAGATGCAGTAGAACGTTTCTGCGGCAATCTTGTTACACAAAGAGGCTTATATGATTTCTTAGTTGTGTGTGATGATTCAAATAACACACCAGCACGTATAGATAGAAATGAATTATGGGTTGATGTAGCAGTACAGCCAGCGAAATCAGTAGAATTCATTTATATTCCACTTCGCATTAGAAATACAGGCGAAACACTATAATATAAACAGAAGGTTTAGTTTAAAACCCCTCTTCGTGAGGGGTTTTTTATTGGGCAACTATATGCTAACTGATAAATACAGTTATGCGTATCAATGAAGTAATATTACACGAAGAAATGTTAGACGTAAAGTCTGTGGTAACTTCGTCTATCAAAAAACTAGATAAAGTTTTCAAAAGTGGCAACTATGAATTAAGAATAGTTGGTGGTGCTGTTAGAGATATTGCTTTGGGTAAAATACCTAAAGACATTGACTTGGCAACTGATGCCACACCAGATGAAATGATTGCTATACTTGATAAAGCAAATATCAGATACAAACCAACAGGTATAGACCACGGCACTATTACAGCAATCATAGGCAGAGAACCATTTGAAATCACAACATTACGAGCAGACACAGAAACTGATGGCAGACATGCTGAAGTTGAATTTGTAACTAACTGGGAAGAAGATGCTAAACGCAGAGACTTAACATACAACGCAATGAGTATGGATATGGAAGGTAATGTATTTGATTACTTTCACGGAATGGACGACTTACAAGATAAAGTCAGTAAGTTCGTGGGCGATGCCGAACAAAGAATACAAGAAGATTATTTGCGTATACTTAGATACTTTAGATTCCAAGGCAGACTATCAACCCCAAGTTGGAACGAAGATACATTAAAAGCAATCAGTTCAAATGTAAAAGGTTTACAACAAATAAGTGCTGAACGTGTTTGGCAAGAAATGAGTAAAGTTCTTGCAGGTAACAATGTTGCTAATGTTTTAGACCATATGACTAAATCGGGTGCCAGTAAAGTTATTGGATTATCAACAAACGATTTAAACAAAGTAAAAGATAAAGGCAATCCTATTGTAGCATTAGCACAAATGGGCAACACAGTAGACATAGCAAAGCGTTGGAGATTGAGCAATAACGAAGCAGTTCTGTTAGACTTCCTCATTAAGAACAAAACTAATTCACTTGACCAAAAGAAAGTAGAAGATATGATTGCTGATGGCGTCAACAGAGAATTGATTACAGCACTAGCAACTTTACAAGGTAAAGATTTAAATATTGATGCTAAAGTGCCAGATTTTCCGATAACTGGTTCAGATTTAATTGCTAAAGGTATGAATCCAGGACCACAAATGGGTGCAAAACTCGGTCAACTAAAACAACAATGGAAGCAAAGTAACTTCACTGCTACTAAAGATGATTTATTAAAAGAGAGTGCAGACTTGTCTACACAAAGAGGCAGATTAGAATATTATCTAAAGAAGCCAGTTGAAGATGGAATGTTAGTTCATTTGTCTGGTTTAGGAAAATTTCATAAAGGTAATGACTCATTAGCAGACATAATACCAGAAAGAAATGGTACATATGCTTTACATCCTGATAAATGGGAAAGCACATTTTACAGTTTAACAAACAAAGATTTCAAAAAGATTGTTTACTATAAGCCAACATTAATAAAAGCACCAACAGATATGATTGTTGCTGATATGGCTATTGCGAATAGATTTTACAGAACAGATAATCCAGAAGAGCAAGAACAACTTGCTAAAGAATATGAAGATAGTATAGATAAAGATATCTCTAGTATGAAAATGCCAGAAGTCATTATGGCTACATCAGTAAATGAAGATAAAGACTTTGTTACACTTAAAAAAGGTGACCAAATTGTAAGAGTTCCTAAGTCTAGACTTGAGTTTTATCTTGGTCGACATTATGAACTTGTTGAAAAAATAACAAAATCTACACCAATGGGCGATGTTATTAAAGACTTTTATAAGAGTGATGCACCTCAGTTTAAAGGCAAAAGTAAAGCAAAGAAAAGACAAATGGCTATTGCGGCTAAACTATCTATGAACGAAGAAGAAAAAGATGCTCATTAGAGAGATAATTTCAGAAAAACCAGAAAGCAAACCGATTGTTTATTTGGATATGGATGGAGTTCTAGCAGATTTCTTTTCAGAGTGGGCAAAATTGGCAGGAATTAAAACAGGAAACTATAAAGATATTCCACCAGCAAACGTGGACAAAACACTGGACAAAATGATTGGCACAGATTTTTTTGCTAAACTTCCAAAATTTCCTACAGCAGATAAATTAATTCAAATGATTATAAATAATTTTGGCTCATATAAAATATTAAGTTCGCCACTTAGATATGACCAAGAGAATAGTAAAAAGCATAAGATAGATTGGATTGGAAGAAAACTAAAGATTAAACCAAGTGAAACTATTATAGTTAGTGACAAAGGGTCATATGCTACACAACCAGATGGCACACCAAACATATTAATTGATGATTTAGGTAGAAACATTCAAAACTGGATGAATAATGGTGGACTTGGAATAAAGTATCAAGCAGACGAAGACCCATTATCAAAAGTACAGCAATGGTTAGAACAGTTTAAAAAAGGAGAAGTTACACAAGAAACTAATACAAATGAACGACAAGAACACATATTTAAGAATGATGAATCTAAGTACTAAAACCATAGAACTTTTGTTAGTAAATTTGAAGAATATGCATAGTGCTATGTTAAAAGATTGTGCTGATAAACAAAGAATTGGTAAATTAATTATTGAATTGGAAACAGAATTAATGAAAATAGATAAAGACAATCAAAGTCATATTAGATTAGGTACGTCATCATTTGCGAGGATGTTTGAATAATGCAAGTTTATAAAGAAACAATATGGCACTTTACTTGCCAATCATGTAATGGGTTTTGGTCAGTTGCGGCTTCAGATAAATGGGTACCAACAGAATTGTTCTGTACTCATTGTGGTTCAAAGCGAACACACAATAAAGAACTTATTGAATGGGTAGACGATGATAATGATTATCTTCCTGAAAGAAATGATAGTCAATACGAAAATTATTTAGAATTTGAAAAAGAATTTCTTAGAGAAGATTTATGTTCATGTGGACATAATCCAATAGAATGTGACTGTGCGGCAGGATGTAAGTGTGGTTGTAGAAAGCAATACTTAGGGGCATATTAACATACAACTTAATTATTAGTAAAATAGATAAATACTAGTGTTAAAACCATAGTTCAGAAACTATTATAGGAGATAAAGAAGATGGCAAGAACATTAAACAATTTTGGTGTACCGACAGACTCAGGCGCAGATGCCGTTGGTACTGGTATATTACAACCAAAACTTAACTATAGATTCCGTGTAGTAGTTGCTGGTTTTGGTGGAACTGGAACAAGTTCACAAGAATTTACAAGACAGGTTATGAATGTATCCCGTCCAAAGGTATCACATGAGTCAATTCCACTAGATTCGTACAACTCACGTATGTACGTTATGGGCAAGCACACATGGGAACCAATTACAATTACATTGCGTGATGATATCGCAAACAATCTAACTAAACTAGTTGGTCGTCAAGTACAATCACAGTTAGACCATAAAAATCAAAGAGGTCCTTCAGCAGGTACTAACTATAAGTTTTCAACATTGATTGAAATTCTAGATGGTAACTCTGGTGATGCTACAGAACAATGGCAACTAGAAGGCTGTTTCATTACTAACGCTGACTATTCACAATCTGATTACGCAGTTTCAGATCCAGTTACAATTACTGTAACGCTTCAGTATGATAATGCAGTATTGAATGATGATATTATGCCTCCAATGGACTTTGTGTCGGATTCTACTATAGCCGGTTAATAAACGAGGCGCAAGCCAATGGCTAATGATAGAAAAAGTGCTAAGAACACATGGAAGAGAGTTTTAGCCGATAGTGCTAACGCAAAACATAGATTTGGCTTTGCAGGCGAGCGTGGCTCGCCTATTAAAACTGCTCCAAAACTCTCTGACCTTTGGTTTATAGAATTTAAGACAGTATCTGGTGGAAAAACATCGGACACATCTCGCATCTCTGCTTTAGCAAAATCAGTATCTCCAATTTCTATCTCAACATCAACTATGCCTATTGATGCATATGGTAAAAGAATTTATGTTCCTACCCGTGTAGATTTTCCAGAAGTAGGAATTACGATGTGGGACACTGTTGACGGTAAAATGTTTAACATAGCAGAATCTATATATAGTAAATTTTTTAAGAATCAAGAT